AACGAAGTAGGGTTCGAGTTAGGAAACGTCATGGTTTCTACGACGGTCAACAAGGGCCATGATCCTGAATTTTGGGCCGCTGAAACCACTAAAAAAATCGTGGGAATTTCCTTAGAGGCCGATCCTCACATCAGACAGCAAGCTGAAGCTTTCAGAAATCAGGTTTATACTCTAATATTGCTTGGCATGAAGAGCGCCATTGCGTCAGATCGGGTCACAATTTCTGGTTTGTTGAGATCGCAAGGGCATGGCGACATGGCAAAAATCATAAAGGAGCTTTGAGGCATGGCGATCACATCTGCAATAGCAACTTCGTTCAAACAGGAGTTGCTTGTTGGAACTCACAATTTTACCGCGACCAGCGGAAATTCATTCAAGTTGGCGCTCTATACGTCGAGCGCGACCCTCGGAGCCGCGACGACGGCTTACGTGACGACGGGTCAAGCGAGCGGCACCAACTACAGCGCGGGAGGGTCGGCGCTCACCTCTGTAACTCCTACCACGTCTGGAACCACAGCCGTGTGCGACTTTTCTGATTTAACATTTTCCACCGCAACCATCACGGCGAGGGGATGCCTGATATTTAATGACACGCAGTCAGACAAGGCTGTGTGTGCTATCGATTTTGGTGGCGATAAAACCAGTACGGCGGGAGATTTCACGGTGGTGTTTCCATCTCCCACGGCGACCGGTGCAATCATTCGGTTGGCGTAAATGCCGCTAGAACAGCTCGATTTTAGACCCGGCGTCGACAAGGAGTCGACGGATTACGCTGCAAAAGGCGGCTGGGTCAATGCCAATCTTGTTCGGTTCAGAAAAGGACTGGTAGAGAAGATCGGCGGCTGGCGCAGGTCGGGTGAAAGCTATTTCGTTGGAATTTGCAGGGCGATTCACTCGTGGGGAAGTCTCGGCGGCACTCGATACATGGGTGTCGGGACGCGCTACAAATATTACATCGAAGAAGGCGACACTTATAATGATGTGACGCCGATTCGCGTGACCACATCTGCAGGCGATGTGGTGTTTTCGGCTTCGAATGGCAGTTCCACTGTGACAGTTACCGATTCAAGCCACGGAGCGGTGACTGGCGATTTTGTTACTTTTTCCGGTGCAGCGAGCCTGGGCGGCCTGGTTATTGCTGCCGCACTGAATCAGGAATACCAAATTGATCTAGTCACCACGACAAACACCTACACGATTACAGCAAAAGACACCAGCGGGAACACCATTACTGCCAATGCGAGTGATTCTGGAAACGGGGGATCTTCCGTGGTCGGTGCGTACCAAATCAACTGCGGCCTCGATACCTATGTGTCCAGTAGCGGCTGGGGTGTCGGAACTTGGGGTGCAGGCACATTCGGTTCTTCATCCGCCATCAGCGCCGCGAATCAATTGAGAATCTGGACGCACGACAACTATGGTGAAAATTTAATTATCAACCCACGGGGCGCAGGTTTATATCGATGGGTGGAGAACAGCGGTGTCGGCGTTCGTGCGGCGCAGATGTCAACGGCCAGTGGAGCCAATATGGTTCCCACGGTAGGACTGCAGGTCATCACTAGTGAAACCGATCGGCACTTGATTGTTTTGGGCGCAGATCCGATCAGTGGATCTTCACGATCTGAGTCCGTTGACCCCATGCTGGTTGCGTTTAGCGATCAGGAAAACGAATTGGAATTTGAGCCGAAAGCAACCAATACCGCAGGGTCTGTGCGTCTTTCGGCGGGAAGCCACATTGTGGGTGGTATAAAGAGCAGACAGGAAATCCTGATCTGGACAGATACGAGCCTGTACAGCATGAATTTCATTGGGCCGCCTTTGACGTTCGCGGTCAATCTTGTCAATGAAGGCTCCGGACTGATCAGTCCCAAGGGTGCAGCAAATGCGCCAAACGGCGTATATTTCGCAAGTAAAACTGGATTTTATTTCTACAACGGTTCGGTTCAGAAGCTACCTTGCGCCGTTCAAGAATACGTTTTTGAAGACCTCGACCTTGGTCAAGCGTTCAAGTGCCACATGGGCGTCAACAGTCAATTCGGCGAAGTGTGGTTTTTCTACCCAAGTATTGAGGATGATACCGGGGAGATCAGTCGCTACGTCATTTACAACTACGAGGAAAACCACTGGTCTATAGGATCGATGGTTCGGTACGCGTGGAATGATGCGGGCGTCCAAGACATGCCGGTAGCGTCTGCGACCGTTTCCTCTCAAGAAGTCGTGGTGCAACACGAAACCGGATACGACGACAACACAGACGCTATGACTGGCGTCTTTATAGAGAGCGCCGATTTGGACGTGTCTTCCGGAGAGCAGTTTTCATTCGTGAAACGGGTGATCCCTGATGTACGGTTTATTTTCGACACGGGTGTTTCCGTGACACCAGCCATGAATGTCGTTGTCAAGCGCAGGGATTACACTAGTCAGACGCTGACTACCGATTCAACAACCAAAGTCACCAACTCATCGACTTACAGCAATGTGCGCAGTCGGGCACGGCAAGTTGTTTTTCGATTTGAAAGCGATGACGACAACACAGCTTTAAATCAAAAGGGCTACAAGTGGCGTCTCGGTTCGACGCGCATTGATCTTCAAGCCAGTGGGCGACGTGGGTGAGCAAGATTTTACAAACTCGATTGCCTCTCTCTCAGGGAGACGTGGTCACGCCAGAAACGCTGAATCGACTGGTTCGTGTTCTGGAAATCAGTTTGGGATCAGTAGACTACGACATGTCTCCGCATTTCAACTCAGACGAAATCAGCGAGCACTCTTTTGCGACGGGTGCTATTATTTTTAACTCGACGAACCAGATCCACCAAGCATGGGACGGAAATGCGTTTAGAGACTTGTACAGCCATCATACATATCCTTCCGGTCAGGGGATCACCTCTGCGGTCGGAAGCGTCACGGTGACAATTTCATGAATCCAGTTTTAGAACAAAGAATTGCAAACCTCATGCAGAGTCCAGTTCCGGTGAATATGGCTCTCGGAGGTTCAATTGAGTCGGTTCCCCCAGAGATTATGGTGGCGGCGGAAATGCCAATGGCGGAGGAGGCTGACCCGGCTTTAGCCGGCATCATTGATGAAATGATGATGACAATGGGTGCGGACTCTGCGGAACCGTCAGAAGTCGACGTGATGCAAGATCTAGAGATGCGTCGAGAAAGCTCAGACGACCCGCTTGAGCGCGAGATGTATGACAAGATGCAGGAAAGCGCGGAAGCACCAATGCGTGATCAGGCACAACTTCTAGCGGCAGAGGGTCGGGGTGACGACACCATGCTCGCGCATTTGCAGCCCGGGGAAGTCGTTCTTCCGGTGGAAATGCTGGAAGATCCTCAGTTTGAAAACGAATTAGAAAGACGGTTCGAGGATTTGGATCTCGATCCTGAGCGCTATGTCGCCGGTCTCGGTATCGCAAGCTTGAATCCCATTACTGGTTTGGAAGAATTTGGGTTTTTCAAGAAGATAGGCAAGGCGCTCAAGAAGGTCATTCGACCGATTGCCCAAGTGGCTCAATTTATTCCCGGCCCTTGGCAACCGATTGCGGCTATGGTGAACAAAGGACTTACGGCATACGACGTGGCCAAAGGAAGGAAAAGTCCGTTGGCTTTGGCGAATGTGTTTGGTGGTCCGGGGGGAAGTCTTAGCCAAAACATCAAAGGTATTACGTCACTTGGAAGACAAAGTGGTGGAGGATTCCTTGAAGGCTTGATGGAAAGCGCGAGAGGCACCGGAGGAGGGATTGCAAATTTAATTCGCAATCCGATTGACTCCATTCAAAGAGCGATGTTGACGGCGAATTTGACTGGACAGCACCCGGCCATAACTGGGTCAGGTAACGTTGGCGCTATGAGGCTACCCCACGAGGGGGGCGGCATGTCCGATTTGAATCCTTTTGATCAAAGTCAAGGATGGCCAAAATCTTACCGACAGATTTCAAATTTATTACAATCTGGTCAGGATGGTCATCCGCTTTTTCGCCAAGCCTATGGGCACCCCGGCACCACATGGGGTGGCAGCGGGCCAGGAGGGGCACAAGGAGCGTCACAGGGTTGGCTTAGCCGATTGGGCTTTGGCGAGGCTAAAACCCCGGGGTGGATAAAAGCCATCGAAGATATCGTTAAGGGAACTGGTAGAACCGTTACTGGCGGTATTAGTGGTTTGTTGGGCGGCGGCGATGGTGAGCGTGGCGGTCTCGGAAGACTGCTGTTAGGTGGAGGCGTTGCTGGCCTACTGGGCAAGCTTGCTTATGACGAAGCGAAAAACCGAAGAGGCGTTCCACTAACGCCACTTACGCAGATGAATGCTTTGGGTCGATACAATATTGAAGACGAGATTGCCAGACGCATGGGGAAAGATTCACCGGACCCCGTTGAGTTCGGTTTGCTTCCGAGCGGAACGATCCCTGAGCTGAGCGGAGGTCAAGAGGTAGAAGAAAAAAGACACGGCGGCTTGATTAGCCGATATCGCGGTGGTGGCATGGTGCCAATGCATTACGCTGAAGGTGGTGATGTAGCGCGAGCGGATTTCGAGCGCATGAATGGCGACATCGACGGAGAGGGATCAGAGGTCAGTGACGACGTGCCCGCTATGCTCTCCGATGGTGAATTTGTCATGACGGGACAGGCGGTTCGTGGCGCAGGATCTTTTGATCTGTCGAAAGAGGGAGGCATTATTACCCTGACTCCAAGCGGTGAAGAGGATCGAGAAAAAGGAACCGCTTTGATGTACGAAATGATGAGCCTGTTCAGTGAGTTTGCGGATGAACCCAAGGAGGTAGCGGCATGATCATGAGTTTGGGACAGTTGCGGCGCTATCAAGAAGGCGGCGACGTAACCACTGAAGAGGCAGTCACAGAAGACGAAGTTCCGTATGTCAGCACGATCGATAGAAGAGATGTATCGATGGACCCGATTATGGGTCAGCTTTTGTTCGGTCAGGGCGGCCAAGGTGGATTCATTCCCGGTGCTTTTCGCGCAGCCGAAAGAACATTTTTTGATGATGAGGGCAAACCCATCGTCGTTCCGCAGGAAATTGCGGATTTCACGCCCGATCAATTAGCCGCGTTTCAGGCGGCACGCGCCAATGTTGGTGTGCAACAACCATTTTTGAAGGCGGCTCAAGACGCCTACGCTGGAGGAATTGGGGCGCTGGATTACGGTTTGGATCAACAAATGCTCCAGGGGCAGCGCGGTTTGAGTCAAATCAAGGAAGGCGCTGGATTTGAAACGGCGCAACGCATGTTGGGATTACAGGACGCACTGGGTGGTATACGGGGCGCTGAAGGATTATATGGCGACGCTTTCCAAGACTTGGGCCAACGACTCGGCGGTATCGATGCGCAAAGCAGAGAGGATGTGTCTCGATTTGGCGGCGACGTGGATCGAGCGACCAGCGGTTTGATGAGCGCGGGACAACAGCTTGGCCAACGACTCGGCGAGTCGGAAAGACTGATTCGCGGAACCACGGGTGATTTTGATCAAGATTTAACGCAAGAGTTTTTCGATCCTTACGAGGACTCGGTGGTCCAGCAGACGATAAAGGACGTCATGAAAGGTGCGTCTCAGGCTGACATTCGAGCTACCGCCAGCGACCTTGGTGCCGCAGGTGAAAGTGCTTTCGGATCGCGAGCCAGGCTGGGTGCAGGTGAAAGAGCTGAAGCGATCGGTCGTGGTTTGGGCAAAGAAATAGGCGCACTACGCGGCACGGGATTCCAGCGTGCTCAAGATCGAGCAATGAGTGAATTCGAGAGAAGAAATCAGGCGAAACGTGGCGCAGCCGGTGCCTTGTCTGGTTTTGCAGGGCAGCGTTACGGATCAGATCAGGCGCTGACTGGACAGCGCATGGGCGCGGCAATTAC